AGGTAATTTGAGGATTACCGGTTAAATAAACATCCTGAGCACCATAAGCTACTAATTGAAGAAGACCACCACCCATTTACGCTATATTCTTTATACTATTAGAGGAGAAAAAAAAAAGGGAATTATATAACACATTTTATTATAACTAATTAGAATACGCTAAACCACCCATTCCAGATAATATACGTAATACATTGTAATTAACTGCGTATATATTAATACCAGTATAAGAATATTCTGCAGCACTAGGCATACCTACACCGGTAGCAGAAAGATCTTGAACTTCAACCATTAAAGTAGCAGTGTCTATACGAGACATATTGAGAGTGCCACTTGGTTGATGGTCCTCAGGTTTAAGAGCAAACGAGTATACATTGATAGGATTATTAACGGGAACATTAGTATGATGTTGATAAGGTTGAACGTGTGTGAAGTATAATCCTTCTCTTACTGCAAAACGGTCATTGCCATTTAATTGTAAAATAGAGGTTATGAAAGGATTATTGTAATTATCAGCAGTCGGTGTAACTTGATGAATATAATTACTACTATATAAATATGATGAAGTGCCACTTATTAAAAACGGCGCGGTATTATCAGCTATAGCAGTTTTCGCTAGATTATAATCGTACCATCTTGCTTTTTTGTGTGTTCCAGAACTTTTTGCTACCCAGATTAATTCTTTGCAGGGATGATTGAAGTTTAATTTAATACGGTTACTTTTATTTACAAGAGATTCAGTACCAGTAAATTGAAGTTGTTCTATTAAATATTCATGAGATAATTGAGCAAATCTTCTACGTTCATCTGTATCTAAGAATATATAGTCTATCCATAATGAGGCGGAATTTATTTCAGGAAAGGCAGCAGCAGAAGTAGCGGCGTCAGCTGCAGAAACAGAGCTAGCAATTAAACAATTTACTTTTGTTTCAAATTCAATTTTTACTTTAACTTCGTGATATTGAAGAGCAATTAAAGGAAGTGCTAAACCTACATTACGGCAAAACCAGAATTCAAATGGTATATATAATGTAGTATTTTTATTAGTTGTTATATCTTTATCCGCACCGACCATAGTATCATAAGCATATCTTTTGCCCATAGGTAAAGATAACTCATTCCATATGTATAACCAATCGGAATAATGTTTATCTATTTGTTGACCACCAATTTCTACTACTACGGATTTTATTAAGCGTAGACCTAAGTAGTTAACATATGAATCAGTAGCAGCAGTGCTAGTTTTCTTGGGCACATCAACTTGTAAATACATGCGATTAATTAAATCGCCGTTGCGCGATATTTGACAGGTTATTGTGTTTCCATATCCAACATTTCCATTAAATGTCTGCTGTATAGCTTCCATAGCGAAGTTAGTATGACGACGATAAACTACTTTAAAAAAGGTAATTTGAGGATTACCAGTTAAATAAACATCCTGAGCACCATAAGCTACTAATTGAAGAAGACCACCACCCATTTACGCTATATTCTTTATACTATTAGAGGAGAAAAAAATATAGATTATATGACACAAATTTAATTTTGTATATAAACCTTAATATTTATAATTCAAATATAATGATGTTTAAAGAGAAGTCATCAAAGAAAAAGGTCTCTGTTGATATAAATGAAACTTTTACATTAGATGCAATGCATAATAATATGATAAAGGATTTTGAAAAGAGCGATAAAGAAAAGTTGTATTACAAAAATAAACTAAAATTTTGCGAAGAGGAAAAAAATAATATATTAAATATTATTAAAAATAGTACAGATAAAGATATAAATAGTAAATTATGGTTTAGTAATATAGAACTAAGCGAAGAAATATTAGATATAAAATCAAGATTAAATGAGTTAAATAAATTAGATGAAATAGAATATTATAAAAATACAAGTGATATATTATTTCAATATTATGATACTGTAAACAAACAGTCAGATATTAATCAAAATTTAAATTATTTAAAAGATGTAAATACTAAATCAAAAATATATAAGAAGGATAATAATAAAAAAAAGAAAGGTATTAACATTAATACAATCAACGTTTTGGAAGCATTAAATAATATAAATAATAAAAAACAAATTGAAGAAAAAACTTTAGATAACGAAAAAAACAATAGTTGCGAATATAATACCGGCGATAGAATTATTAGTAATTATAATAATAGTTATAATAATGATAATGATGATAATAGTTTTTATGAGAAGGGATTCATTGATAATGATACCGATAAGGATAAAACAGAAGCTCTACAAGATAAAAGTTCTTTAGTAGATAAATATATGGCGATAATAAATAATAAATATATCAGAACAGTTGAAGAAGAAAATATAGAAATTTGCAAGGTTTGTAAAAATAGTATGACATGTCTTCAATATGACGCAATAATAGTTTGTAATTTTTGCGGATATCAAGAATTATTATTAGTAGAGCAAAATAGACCTATATTAAAACAAAATACAAAGGATACTTCTCACTTTTGTTATAAAAGAATAAATCATTTTAGAGAATGGTGTAACCAAGTACAAGGAAAAGAAAGTACCGATATTCCAGATGAAATTTTTGAAAAAATTTTAATAGAGATTAAGAAGGAAAAGATTACAGATTTAAAGAAGATAACATATTTAAAAATGAGAGATATCCTAAAAAGACTGAGAATAAATAAATATTATGAACATATTAATTATATTATAAATAGAATTAACGGAATACCTACACCGCAATTTAGTCCAGAATTAGAAGATAAGTTGTGCAGTATGTTTAGAAGTATTCAAGCCCCCTTTTTAAAACATTGTCCTAAAGATAGGAAAAACTTTCTTTCATATAGTTATGTTTTATACAAATTCTTTCAAATATTAGGATTAAATGAGTATTTAAAGTATTTTCCATTATTAAAAAGTAGAGAGAAATTATATATTCAAGACCAAATATGGAAGAAGATTTGTATAGATTTAAATTATAAAATAATACCTTCCTTATAATTTACTAATATTAAAATGAGTACATAATTTTATTTTTCTTAAACTTTTATAAACTTTTATAAATTTCTAAATATTTTTTAATTATGTACTCATTTTTCACATATTACTTAAACCCAAATTATAGGTATTATTAATATAGGTATAATTTGTAGATAAATCAACCATATATAATATAATTGCAATTATAATTGTTAATGTTAATATTGTAATAGGTTCGAAACTTTTATATCTAATAAATAAAGCGATGATAGATACTATAAAACTTAGTAATATATAATATAATAAAACTTTTATATAATCACGACTCATTATTCTACCATATTAAAATATTTTAATATAAAAACATATAAGATTAAATATCTTAATATATATTAAGAATAAACAATATGACTGATGTGCAGAATCCAACACTTGTATCCACAAAAGAGGTAGATTATTTAGACGAAGATAAACCTATTAGAGGGCAAAATTTTGTTCTAGTTTCTTTTATTAGTCCTGAAGATGTTATTGTAAATAAAGAAGCCTATATCTTTACCAAATTTACTGAAAAATTCAGCGGAGATATGAAAAATCTTCTAGAAAGTATTAAAGAAAAATATCCAGATCAAAAAGATATGGTTAATACTATCATTGAAAATAATAATTACCTATTTAATCACGTAGAAATGAATGAGCAATTAAATTTTTTCAAATCAGTTAATAGCGAAGAATTAGAAAAGAATTATCATATTGATAATAACTTTATTACTTCTATTCGTGGAATTAAAGTAAGAGGTACTTTTGATACTATTGAAGAAGCAAAAAATCGTTGTGAATTTTTGAAGAAAATAGATAATAAATTTAATATTTATATTGCTCAGGTAGGTTGTTGGTGTCCTTGGTCTCCTAACCCAGAATGTCTTGAAAATCAAGAATATGCTGAAACTCAACTTAATACTCTAATGAAAGAGTATAAGAAAAATATGGACAATCGCGATGTAGTTTTTGAAAGCAGAAAACAAACAATTGCTTCAAATGCTGCTCCTGTTGGAACTACAGTTGGAACTACTAGTGAAAATATTAATGAAGAAGTAGATAATGTAGAACTAAGCGAAATAAAAGAAGAACTTGAAAAAGTTGATGCATGGAATCAAAGACATGTTGATTAGAATTATTTATATTTTTATTATTTTTTTAAACTCTTAACTATAACGTGTGTTGCACCATCTATTATAGATTGTTGCATTTGCTGCTGTTGCATTTGTTGCTGTTGTATTTGTTGCGGTTGCAATAATTGAGTATTTGTTTTAGTAGTTGGAAATATAAAAGTAGACATTGGTGTTGATGTTTGTTGTTTTTTTGACTTATATTTTATTTCAATATATTTTTCATCAGTTTT